GACCAGGCATCGCGCCGACGCGCTCGATGAAGGCGGCGTCGGGCCGGTGCGCTTGGAACACGGCCGCGATCATGGCGGCTGAGATCTCTTTCTTCGCTTTGCCGTTTCGCTCGACGATGCCGGTTGGCATATCGATGATCAGAACCTCGCCGCGATCGATGTCGAGGAACGCGATCGCGCCGTTGATGCCAGGGTCGATGCCGCAGATCTTCATGCGTCGTCGCGCCTCTCGACAAAGATGTCCCAGGATTTGTCGCAGCAATGCAAAAAGCGACTGCGATCTACGCGCTTGGACGCTACGCGAGACGTGATGCCCAACAAGATCGCTGTCGCCAGCTCAATCGCCTCGTTCACGTCGCCGCGCTGATCGATCACCGAGGTGAGATACATCTCGACCTCGTCATTGATCGCATCGCGGAAGGTGAGGGAAAGGCGTTCGGCTGTTGTCATTTGTTGGAGCCCGCTGCCTGGCGCAGGCGCTGATCGAGCGTTGGCTCTGCGTGTTTGATGAGGTGCTCGCGCAAGATTGCGTCGACGAAGGCCGCCATTGTGCGGTGATTGGATTGTTGCTGGGCGCGACGCAGCGCCTCGACGGTCGAGGTGCGCAGCCGCACGCAGATAGGCTTCAGCGGGTCCATCTATACGCTCCTAAATCGGTACGTTTGGCTTGTGTATGGTGATTTGCTGGCGCTTGGCAATCGCAACGCTTGCGCATCGCTGTGGAAAAGCGACTCATTTTGAGTCATTTGCATCCGTTTGGGACACATAACCTGCGTTTGTTCTCTATACGAAAACATTAACGGATCGTTAATTCATTCAGGAATCCTAATGGAGGACAAAAAATGTTGACCATCCACTACGAAACTTTCACCCCCGACGCGCAGCAATCGCCCTTCTGCGTCGACTTTGGCCATGTCGATGGGCTTGTCGAGGTGAGCTTGGAGGGACGCAGGCGCAGCGTCGAGGCGCGCAAAAATGCCAATGGCTATTGGATCATTCGCGGCCTCGTTGCGTCTTATCCGCGCTGCACGCGCGCGGTCTCGGTGGCGGTTTATGTGCTGCCAGCCGTTGGCGTCATTTATATTCGCCCCAATCAGGCGGGGTCTGGTGGCCGCTGGCCAGCGCTGCGGCTGACTGGCTTTGTTGAAGATTGGCACGACGGGCAGGCGCTCACCCGGAAGGGGCCTTGACGTTTGGGTCTTGTATCCATTAGATAGCGTACAGATAGCAAACGAGGGGTTTCGAGTATGACCGCAGGCAAGCCACACAACGGCAAATACATTGCCTACTACCGCGTCTCGACCGACAAGCAGGGCCGCTCCGGCCTTGGCCTTGAAGCGCAGCAAGATGCCGTGCGTCGCTATCTCAATGGCGGCACATGGACGCTGGTGGGTGAGTTCACGGAAGTGGAGTCAGGCCGCAAGTCGCGCCGTCCCCAGCTTGAGGCGGCCATCGCCATGGCCAAGAAAGAGAAGGCGACGTTGGTCGTGGCCAAGCTCGACCGGCTTTATCGCAATGCCTATTTTATGGCGAAGCTGATGCATGACCGCATTGACTTTGTCGCCTGCGACAACCCACACGCCAACAAGCTGACGATCCAGATCCTGTCGGCGGTCGCCGAGAACGAGGCCGAGCTGATCAGCGAGCGCACCAAAGCGGCGCTGAAGGCGGCCAAGAAGCGCGGCCAGAAGCTTGGGTCACCAAACCCTGAGAAGGGTGCCAAGGCGGCAGGCAAGCAGGCCTCGGCGGCGGCTGACGACTTTGCCGAGCGCGTCTGGCCGGTGATCGAGCAGCTTCGCCGCAAGGGTCTGTCGACCTATCGCGAGCTGGCCGATGCGCTCAATGAGCGCGGCGTCGACACGGCGCGGGGCGGCCAGTGGTTTGCGTCGACTGTGCGCAATTACTGCCTGCGCATGGAAGAAAGATAATGATGCAGAAGCTTGAAGACATCACCGACCGGCGCGGGCGCAGTATCGGTTGCATCCTGTTCCGTGAAGACATGATCATGGCGATCCGTCCAAATGGCGAAAGCCGGGAATGCGGCTACCGCGCTGCAGCGGTTTATTGGCTGAAAGAAAAAGACGCCGGGCGCGACCCAGATCTGAACGCTGATAAGCCGGATGTGGTCGACTATGCCGTGTTAGCTGTGACGCTCATATTTATCGGTTTTTATATCTACCTGTGGCTGCGCGGCTAAATTAAAAAAGTGAACGGTGAACCACTATGGCCTCTCAATCGTCCAACAAGGGTAAGCGTAAGGTTAAGCGTAATCCCGTGGGGGTGGTCATGCTCAAGCACGCCAGAGAGGACGCATGGAACAAGCATGTCTACTTGGGCGGCCGCAACTGTGCGCGGCTGACAATCCCCTGTGTGACGGTCGATCAGATTAACGACGCAGGTCTGATCTTGGAGGCGCTGGGCCATGAGCTGAAGCGGATCGCGCGCGAGCCGGGGTCGGTGGCGGGCAAGGTGTTTGAGGCGCGCTGGCTGATTACGCGGGCGCATGCAGCGCTGAAGGGCGGCGCGACAGCTTATAAGGGTGCAAGATGAGGAGAACTAGATCTGGTGGGTCATGTGAGGTGACCCTTTTGTACAAAAGACAAAAGGTAACAAAATCTGCAACATATGGGTTATCAGCCACTTAGCACTGAAGGAGAGGGCAATGACGAGGTTCCATTCGCATAATCAATATTGTGACACATGGAGTAACAAACACAACATCTTGTGTGACATCAATAGCGCCAGCTCAGATGAAGCTCACAACAAAATCAGTCAAGTCTGTGACTTAATCGGTGTCGCTGTCATCTTTGCGGCAGGGTACTGCGCCCTGTCCTTTGGCGCAATCCTCGACATGATTGTGGCAGGGGGGCAATAAGATGGTCGGCAAACTTACACCAGACACTGAACTGTCATGCTCTCGCTTGCCCGCCGTTATGGGGTACTCGCCTTGGTCAACACCCAACGACGAGCTGGCGAAGACGATCGACTCCATGGCCGGCAAGGTCTCGACCTGGAACGGAAACGAGGCGACCAGGTGGGGCGATCGCATGGAACGCCTCATCCTGGACGAGGCGGCCACCCGCCTGGGCGTCATGCTTGAATGCCCGACCGTGCCGTTCAGCGCGCCAGGGCTGAAGCTCAACGCATCGGTTGATGGGGTAGGGCACCCTCAAGGCGAGCCGTTCGAGATCGTCACCGACACCGAGCGCGGCATCTATGTCCTGGGCGCCGATCGCGTGATCGTCGATGGGCCTGGCATCTTGGAAAGCAAGCTCACCCAAAGCGCGCCAGAGGATGAGCCGGCCGCATACCGTGGACCAATCCAGCTTCAGGGCTGCATGATGTGCACCGGCTTTACCTGGGGTGCGGTCTGCGTTCTCTATCGCGGGATCGAGCTGCGGATCTTTGTCTATCCAAAGCTCCAGGCAATCCACGACCAGATCACCGACGCGGTCACCGAGTTTGAGCGGCGCAAGCTGGGTCCAGATTGGTACCCCCCGGTGTCAATATCTGACGCGGCCAAGACGTGGGCGACGGCAGAAGAAGATGCGCCGCCCGTGTCGCTGGGGAAAGATGCCGCCGATCTGATCGACGACATCCTGACCGCCCGTGAGGTGATAAAGGCTTCAGAGGCCACGCTGGAGGCAGCCAGCGCTGCGCTGATGGAGATGCTTGGCAATCACACCGAGGCGCTTGTGACCGACACCGATGGGTCACAGTACCGCGTCCGTTGGCCGATTAGAAAGTACAAGGCGCAGCCTGCTAAGACGACGCCTGCGAAGGAGGCGTATCAGGTCCGCCTAAAAACGCTCGACATCAAAGAGCTGCAAGCCTGACAAGTAGGGCCGGGGATGACCCGGCCCTTTTCATTTACCAGCGGGAAGGATAGATGCCGTCCACGCAGATGCATGGCATTGGAGCCTCGCCCCACTGCATTGCTCGACCCGTCGAGTCCTTGGGGCGCATGTCAGGCAGGGCAAAGTTTCGGACGCCGTCGCCGCCATAGGTCGTACCCAGGAGCGAGAACAGCGCCGCGTTTTGCTGGATCGAGAGCTGATGCCCGTCGCACAGCAGCCACCCCTTGGGGGCAAAGTTGCCAGCGAACCAGCCGACAGATCCAAGATAGCTTTCCGGTCCCATGCTTTCCTCCTACGCCATGAACTCTGAGGCCTGCTGCTCGACCTCGGCGACGCGCCGGGTCCAGCCCTTGCCGAAGGTGGCAAAGGTGGGCAGCGCCTGAAGGAAATCGAGACGGCCACGGCAGATCTTCTCGACCAGCTCCTCGGCGTCGGCAGCCGCCACAGCAGCCAACGTCTTCGGGCCAATGGCACCGTCAGCCGGAACGCCGACCGCCGCCTGCAAGGCCTTGGCAGCCCGGCCCGTGCCGCTGTTGACGGCATAGTCAAAGACGGCATGGTCGACGCCTGACGGCAGGTCGTCGCCGCGCACCTTGTCCCAGTAGCGGGCCTTGTAGAACGGGGCGACCGTCTCGCGGGTCAGGCCGCGCATCGTCGCCTCATCGACTGTGTGGCCGACATACTCTTCCCATGCCCGCTTGGTGACGCCGAGATTGGTCATGCCGCCGGGATCTTTTGGGTGGTTCACGAAGCCGCCTTCGTGCTTCATAAGATGATTAAAGCTGGCCTCAAAGTTTGCACGCATCATTTGCCCCCATTGGGTTGTGTACTAAGCGCTTTATCTTTTTCGCGTGACCCAGCGCTGCTGCCAAAGTGGAAAGCGACTACCGCTGTGACTGTATTGGTGAGCGCGCCAAGCATCATGAGGATCGCCTCGGTGCCTGACTGCGGCATCCCTCGAAATAACATCCAAGCAAGGCAGGCAAAAAAGCCGCCGACGATGAGGAAGCTGAGAACCTTCGCAGTCCAGTCGCCTGTTCGCATCGCCATGTCGCGAGCTTCATGCCGATCCTGCTGCGCGATCTTTTCAAGGTCGATGTCCAGCTCCTTCATTCGCACGCGGAAATCTGCGTCGGTCTTTCGGAGCTGCGCGATTTGTTCAGGCGTCGCGTTCTGCACCGCCGCTTCGATCTCTTGGGGCGAGCCGTCGGGACGACCTAGCAATACGTTCGACACGGTCTTGACAGCGATCCCTGCCAGAGGCCCGCCGACCGCTGTCGCCAGTGTGGGTGCTACCGACGCAATGAGAGATCCTATTTTTGAAAATTCCATGCGTACCCCCTATGCGTGCTTGATGATTGCGATGATGATCACGATCAGGATAATGAGGGGAATGCCTATAGCTGGCACAGCCATCATGATCATGC